ACCAACACCAACACCAACACCAACACCAACACCATCTACTACTACCTCACTACGTTCGGTAGGTGCCAAGCGGCCCGATGATGTGCCGGAGGATGTTTGGCGGGACTTCCTAGCCGTGAGAAAAGCCAAACGCTCACCCCTGACACCCAAAGCCTTCGAGGGGATTGAGCGAGAAGCAAAGAAGGCCGGACTCTCGATTGCGGAAGCCCTGACCATTTGCATAGAACGCGGGTGGCAGGGCTTTCAAGCCTCATGGGACTGGAAGCGCACGGCGTCGCGCAGCCCGGCCCCTGAGAACTTCGCAGCCAAGGACTACGGGAAAGGGGGCGACCTATGAACCGCATCGACGAACTACTGCAAAACATGCCGACCCGAATCGACAAGTGCGACCGGCACGGCGAGTTCGAGGCCCGCAACTACCTCGGGCGCGTATGGTCGAAATGCCCGGCATGCGCGAAAGAGGATGATGAGCGCCGCAAGGCCGAAGAAGAAGCCGCTACACGCAAAGCGCGGCGAATCGCATGGGAAGCGAAAATCGGCGCTGCCGGTATCCCTGAGCGATTCCAAACCCGGACGCTCGACACCTTCGAAGCCGACACCCCCGGGCAGCAACACGCCCTCGATGTCGCCAAGACCTACGCGGCCAGCTTCACCGACGCGCTCAAGACCGGCCGTTGCCTGCTGTTCGTCGGCAGGCCCGGAACCGGCAAGACTCACCTCGCTGTCGGCATCGGGTTGCGAATCATGGGCGCTGAGAACCGCACCGTGCTGTTTACGACCGTAATGCGGGCCGTCCGCCGGGTGAAGGACTCATGGGCCAAGGACTCCCGGGAGACTGAAACCCAAGCCATCGCCGCCCTGACCTACCCCGACCTGCTGATTCTCGACGAAGTAGGGGTGCAGTTCGGCAGCGACTTCGAGCGCAACATGATGTTCGACGTCCTGAATGAACGGTATGAGAAGCGCCGCCCAACCATCCTGCTGTCGAATCTCAGCAAGGACGAACTGGTGGGCTTTCTCGGGGAACGGGTGTTCGACCGCATGCGCGAAGACGGCGGCAAGTTTGTCGCCTTTGATTGGGACTCTCACCGGAGCAAACGATGAGCCGCGAAAAGATTTTCCTCCGCGTGGTGAAGGGGGCGCTGGTGCCAGCCGACGACTACGCAATGAACAAGATTCGCAGCCGGGGGTTCCGCGTCGGGGACGTCTTGCAAGCCGACCTGACCAAACTCCGAAACCCGGCCTTCAATCGGCTGGTGCATCGCATCGGCGGACTGGTATCAGCCAACGTCGAAGCATTCTCAGGAATGGACGGCCATGAGGCCCTGAAACGAATCCAGCTTGAGGGCAACATCGCCTGCACTCAGCAAGTGGTTGACATGCCGGGCATTGGCCGGTGCATGGTCACAATCCCGAAAAGCTTGTCGTTCGACAACATGGATGAGGGAGAATTTCACGAAACGGCGCGGGCAATGTGTCGCTTCATCGCGGAGAAGTATTGGCCGTCGCTTACCGCCGAACAAATCGAACAGATGGCCGAAACCTTTGTAGGGGAATGACATGAGCAACGTAAACACCATCACGATAAGCGCAGAGGGCGCAAGCGCCGCCAAATTGGAGCGACCGCTACCCGACTATCGACTCGTTCGTAAAAACGGCACCTTGACCCTACAACGGGCCTACGGTTGGGTATGTGGAACTGATGGCGGCGTCGATTGGCGCGATGAGCCGACGATTGACCTCGACCAACCACCAACAGAACTATGACGGGGTGCGACAAATGCGAACGGACGAAGACTGCTCTGCTTTCGGATGGGCGGACGGTATGCACTTGGTGTCGGGATTGGATGGTGGAATGCGAGGCCCGGCATTTGCTGGCAATGCCGCTTGCCAAGCGCCGGGAGGGACTGGCCGCCCGGGAACAGAAGCGGGGGTCGGTCGAAGAACTCAAGAGGGTCATGGCCCGGATTCACTCGCAGAAGCGAACCGAATCCTCGGGGCAGCCCTCGACGGCCAGCCCGTCACCGAAGCCGAAATCCTTTGGGCGCTGAGAGAAACGGGGGACTTATGAACATCGCTGAGGCGCTGATTTTTGTGGGCGGAATGTTCGTCGGGGCCGGGGCCGTCATCGGGTTGGCCGGACTGGCCTTCGCAATATGGATTTGGAGAAGTGAATGAAAGGCACCACACCGACAAAGGCCGAAAAGGCCCTTTGGTCACGCATGGCCGCTTACGGTTGCGTGGCCTGTCGCAAAGACGGGTGGCGTAACCTCGAAGTGTCGATTCACCATATCGACGGGCGGACAAAGCCCGGGGCGCATCAAAAGGTGTTGCCATTGTGCGCGGGACATCACCAAGATGGCACGGGGTTGCCCGGCCTGATTGCGGTGCATCCTTGGAAAGCCAGGTTCGAAGCCCGGTATGGAACGCAGGCCGAATTGCTGGCCGAAGTCATGGAGGCCATTGCATGATGACGCTGGTAATGCCGTGGCCTTCGACCGACCTCAGCCCGAACGCCCGGGTGCATTGGGCCGTCCTTGCCCGGGCCAAAAAGGCATACCGGGAGGCTTGCGGCTGGCAGGCCAAAGCCCAAGGGGCGCGACGACTGGCCGCCGAACGGCTGGAAGTGACATTCACGTTCTACCCGCCGACGAAGCGCCGAATCGACCTCGACAACTGCATCGCCCGGATGAAGGCCGGGATTGACGGCATCGCGGACGTCGTGGGCGTCGATGATTCGAAGTGGCGGATGTCGTTTGAGATTGCCCCGCACGTCGGGGGAATGGTCAAGGTCACAATTCAGGAAATAAATCCAACTCCCTGTTGAAAAAGTGTCCCATTCGGGGTAACATTGGGACATGGATTACTTTGAAGAACTGACCGACGCGGACATCGCGGCCTTCATCGAGGCGAACGAATGGAAGTTCGCAAAGACGATGGCCCGCATCCCTCATGAGTATTGCCTCAAGGAACGCTGCACCGACCCGGATATGTTCGAACGGTTTGTCATGCACATCCGTCGGCATGGTTACGAAGGGCGTTTTTTCAAGCGAATCTACATCTATTTCGATGTTGGCCCTCACCAATATTGGACGATGGGCGACCCGTTGCACAAAGAAATTCTCATCAATAGGGCGATTCGGAAATGATTGCTGGCATCATCGGCGTCCCGTCGCGGGCGGACATCATTGAAGACTTGGCGGCAACCATCCGCCCGTCGGTGGACAAGCTTGAGGTGTTCATGGATTACGAACGCCGGGGGACGTGGTGGAACCAGTCAAGGGCGCTTCGCCAACTGACCGCTGAGGCAACCCCGGGGCAGCCAGTTCTTTTGATGACCGACGACGCTATTACGGTGCCGGACTGGCGCGAACGGTGGGAGCGCATACACGCTAAGGCGCAAAACGACATTTACACCCTATTCACTCGGCAGAGGTTTCTATTCAAAGAAGTAAACCTGTTCCGGGGGTATGTGACTAAATGCCAACCCCGTGGCTTTTATGACCAAGCCATGATATTCATCGACAAGCCAATCAACGACCGCATGGCCTCGACGGTGCGACACAACCGCGCCCGGGGCAAGCACTCCATTACCGGCATGGCAAGCATGGTCTTCTCGATGCTGGAAAACGGGTGGCAGGATGAGGCCATTTGCAATGAACTCGGCCTTGAGCCGGACGAACTGTTACGCCTCAAGCACGTCACGGGCTTCTCAAAGCTGTTCGAGAACGTCGAGTATCGCAAGTCGTGGGAAACCAAGAACCAAATCCAACTCCGCAAAGCCTATGAAAAGGAACACCATGAAAGTTCAGAACCTACCGCTTGACGACATCAAGCCCTACTGGCGCAATCCTCGCAAGAATGAGGGGGCCATCGCTGCCGTCAAGCAGTCGATTCAGGATTACGGCTTCAATCAGCCCCTCATCCTTGACGCCAAAAAGGTCATCATCGCGGGCCATACCCGATACAAGGCCCTCATGGAGTTGGGCTACAAGGACGCCCCTTGCGTCATTCTCGACCTACCCCCGGCCAAGGCCAAGGAATACCGCATCGCGGACAATAAGACATCCGAACTGTCCGAATGGGACATGGACGCTCTGATTCCCGAACTCCGGGAGATTGAGGGCGTCGCCTCGATGCAAGTCTTTTTCCCTGACCTCGACCTCGACGGGCTGTTGAAGGAAACCGCGACCGTGGCAGCCGTCACGACCGCCCAAATCGAGAAGCAGGCCGAAAAGATGGATAACCGCTTCGAGGAACACTCGAACGCCGTCCAAGGCCAATACGTCGAAATCCTATGCCCCCATTGCGGGGAAGCCTTTTTCCTAGACCGGGCGGAACTCAACCGCCAACCGGCTCAGGATAAGCCCGACTGATAGAGGGGAAACGCCATGACCTCAAGCCGCAAATACAACGACATCCGGGCGGAGTTCATCGCCGGGAAGATGACGCTACGCGACTTGGCCGAAAAACACGGGGTAGCCTATGACGCCCTCCGCAAAGCCGCCGCAAGGGGCGAATGGATGGATGAGAGACACAAGGTGTCCCAAAAGGTCACTTCGGACGCCGTAACGGCCAGCATCCAAACCCGGGTGTCCGAACTCAGCCAGTTCAACGCCGACGACCTCCGAATGGCAAAGGCGCTCCGGGGCATGGCGGCCCAACTCATTAATCAGTCGCAGCTACCCGGCGGCAAGAAGCTGACCATCGGGGAACTTGGGCAGATTGCCCGGCTGGCCTCCGACGCTCAGAAGATAGGCCGCTTGGCCCTCGGGGCCTCGACTGACAATCACGAACTGACCGGGGCAGGGCAAGGCCCGATTCAGGTGTCCGACGTCCCATTGGACGAATACAAGGCCGCGCTCAAGAAAGCCCTTGAGGAATACTGATGGCCGACCCTCGGGACATCGCCTTGACATTGGCCGCCCGGGACATGGCCCGCGACGACCTGTATTTCTTTTCCCGGTATATGTTCAAACTCCGCCGGGGGTATGCGTGGATTCGGGCCGACCATCACGCCGCCATTTGTGACGCCCTCATGAGGGTATTCCGGGGGGAATGCAAGCGCCTCATCATCAACGTGCCGCCCCGGTATTCCAAGACCGAACTGGCCGTTGTGAACTTCGCCGCGTGGGCTATGGGCAAGGCCCCGGACTCAGAATTCATCCATACCTCATATTCCGGGACGCTGGCCGCCAATAACTCGTTTCAGGCCCGGGAACTGGTGCAGTATGACGAATACCGCCACATCTTCCCGGAGGTTGAGATTCGCGGGGACTCGAACGCCAAAAACGAATGGCGGACGACTGAGGGGGGCGTGTTCTACGCGACCGGCGCAATGGGAACCATCACGGGCTACGGCGCGGGCAAGCACCGGCCATCCTTCGGCGGGGCCATCATCATCGACGACCCACACAAGGCGGATGAGGTCAAGAGCAACGTCAAGCGCCGGAACGTCATCGAGTGGTTCAGCACGACGCTGGAAAGCCGGAAGAACTCGAAAGACACGCCAATCATCCTCATCATGCAGCGCCTTCACCAAGAGGATTTGGCCGGGTGGCTATTGAACGGTGGCAACGGGGAGAAGTGGGAACACATCATGCTGCCCGCCCTCCGGGACGACGGGACGGCCCTTTGGCCTGAGAAGCACGACGTCGAAACCCTCAAGCGCATGGAGGCTTCAAACCGATTCGTGTTCGCCGGGCAGTATCAGCAACGGCCAACGGTGCAGGGCGGCAACATCATGCGCGGGGACTGGTTCCAACTGTATGACGTCGCGCCCCGCATCAAATACCGGGCCATCTACGCCGACACGGCTCAGAAGACCGCCGAACACAACGACTACTCGGTGTTTGAGGAATGGGGCCTCGGGGAAGACGGGAAAATCTACCTGCTCGACCTCATCCGGGGGAAATGGGAAATCCCGGAATTGGAGCGACGCGCCCCGGCATTTTGGAATAAGGCCAAGGGCCGGGATATGGCCGCTATGGGCCAGCTTCGCCAAATGAAGATTGAGGATAACGCCTCGGGGACGGGGCTGATTCAGCGCATGAAACTCGACCATCGAATCCCGGTGGCCGGTATCAAACGCACCAAGGACAAATACACCCGACTGACCGATGTTGTCGGGTATATTGAATCGGGATATGTCTGCTTACCACGAAACGCTCCCTTTTTGAGCGATTTCGTTGGAGAATGTGAGGCATTCACGGCGGACGACTCGCACCCGCACGATGACCAAATCGACCCGATGATTGACGCGATTAACGACATGCTTGCCGTTGGCAACACGGCGCAACTGTGGGAAAGGATGATATGAGCAAGAGAAACCAAAGGGGACATTTCAGGGCGGCACCCCCCGTCCAAGCGCCGACGCTCGACCGGGCAACACCGACGACCGACGGCTTCCTGAATCTGGCCGCCCGAATGGGCCTCCGGGCCGATACGGTCAATGCGGACGCGACTTACATCTTCGACCTGCTGACCAAAAACCGGGTGAAGCTGGAAGCCATGTATCGCGGTTCGTGGATTGTGGGCGCGGCTATCGACTCGGTGGCCGAAGACATGACCCGGGCCGGGGTGCAGATTAAGGGCAGCGACGACCCCGACCGCATCGAGAAGATGCAATCGGCCATGAGCCGAACCGGCGTTTGGGGCGCTCTACTCGACACCATCAAATGGGCGCGGCTTTACGGCGGGGCGCTGGCCCTCATCGTGATTGACGGCCAAGACCCGGCAAGCCCCCTCGACCCGGAAACAATCACCGTCGGGCAGTTTAAGGGCCTCAAGGTGTATGACCGCTGGCAGCTACAACCCGACTTGAACAACCTCGTTTCGGGCGGCATCGACGACGGCTTGCCCATGTATTACGACGTGGTTTCTGACATCACGACCGGCCAAGTCGGGAAGGTGCGAATCCACTACACCCGCGCCGTCCGCCTGATTGGCATTCAACTCCCGGCCTATCAGGCCATCGTTGAACAGCTATGGGGCGAATCGGTCATTGAGCGCCTGTATGACCGCCTCGTTGCGTTCGACTCCGCGACGTCCGGGGCCATGAACCTGATTCAGAAAGCGCACCTCCGCACCGTCCGAATCGACAAACTCCGCGAAGTGCTGGCAGCCGGTGGGCAGGCGGAGGAAAACCTGTTGCAGATGTTCCACCACATGCGGCACCTTCAAACGAACGAGGGCATTACCCTACTCGACAAAGAGGATGAGTTCGCAACTCACCAATACGGCTTCGGCGGTATCAGCGACATGATTCTGCAATTCGGCCAACAGATTTCCGGGGCGCTTGGCATCCCGCTGGTTCGCCTGTTCGGCCAAAGCCCGGCGGGCCTGAATAGCTCGGGCGAAAGCGACCTCCGCACCTACTACGACAACATCGCAGCGCAGCAAGAATCCCGCCTCCGGGAGAGCCTTGAGCGCATCTTGCGCGTGTTGCATCGCAGCCTGTTCGGAGAGGCCCCGCCCCCGAACTTCGACTTTGACTTCACGCCGCTGTGGCAGACCTCGACCAAGGAAAAGGCGGACATCGCCGCCTCGGTGACGAACACCGTGGTTCAAGCCTTCGAGGCCGGAATCATCGACCAACCGACCGCTATGAAGGAACTCAGGGCGACCGCCGAATCGACGGCCATCTTCACCAACATCGAGGAAGCCGACATCGAGGCCGCCAAGATGGAACCGCCCCCTCCGCCCGTCGAGACTGAGGAACCCGCGCAGGATTCGCCCAAGGGCCTATCTGAGCGCCTCATGGCATGGGTGAAGGGCAATGGCTAAGTTCGAGGCCAGCCGGGCAGTCGAACGGCGCTACGGGCTAGTTTTGCGGCAAGTGGCCCGCGTCGTCGGCGCAATGGTCAATGCTCACGTCGAGGGGCCGACCCTCCGCAATCAGGCCAAGCTGCAACAGCAGCTTCAACTCTATTCGGAGTCGCTCGGGCCGTGGGCGGAGAAGGTGGCCGCCGACTTCATTCAGGCGGTGAACCGCAACAACAAAAAGGCGTGGGCGTCGCAGTCGAAAAAGCTGGCCGCCCTGCTCAAGAACGAAATGGCGAACAGTAGCGTCGGCCTCATGGCGAAGCAACTGCAAGCGCAGCAAGTGGCCCTCATCAAGTCGCTCCCCCTCGAAGCTGGCAGCCGGGCGCAAAAGCTGGCCCTTGAGGCCGCGACGGGCGGCAAGCGGGCGGATGAGGTGGCCGCCGAACTGGCCGACACCGAAGGGGTGACCGCATCCCGGGCGACGCTGATTGCCCGGACTGAGATTGCCAAGGCAAACGCAGCCATCACGCAGGCCCGTTCGGAATACGTCGGGGCGACGCATTACATTTGGCGAACGTCGGGCGACGGGGATGTTCGAGAATCGCACCGTGAGGTCGATGGCAAGATATTCGCATTCATGGCCCCGCCGACGCTATCCGACGGGATGACCGGAAACCCGGGCGAATTCCCGAATTGCCGGTGTTTCGCGGAGCCAATCATCCCGGAATAACAGATATTGCCTTCGGGCTTGACATAGTGGAGAATGTCGAATATGCAAACGACAACACCGAAACTTTCGAACATGGCACCCCTCACCGGGCGCATGGTCAATGAGGAAGACGAAATCCACAACATCGTGGATGATTACGGCTCCCTGAAAGTCGTCGGCATCGAACACACCGCCGTGCATGACGGCAAATCATTCACCTACGCGGGCGCGGCCAACGCCATCCCGGCGGGGGCTTCGGTGTATTTCCTCGGACGCACGGGCGACGTGACCGCCCACCTGTTCGAGTTTTTCATCAAGTCCGACCAAGCCCCGATGACGGTGCAGTTCTTTGAGGGCGCGACCGTGACGGCCCCGGGGACTGAGCAAACGCCGCTGAATCGCAACCGCCAACTCATGACGCCCTCGACAATGGGTGTATTCGCGGGTTCGACGGTATCGGCGGACGGCACCGAATTGATTTTGGCCCGCATCCTTGGCGACCAAAAGACCGTCACCTCGACAAACCTCGGGGGTGAGTGGTTGCTGAAAAAGAACACCGACTATGTGTTCAAAATCACGAACAACTCGAATCAAAACGCAAACATCGCCGCTGGCTTCAACTGTTTGGAGGCCGATTGATGGAACGCTACAAGGGAATCGAGATTGATACGCGCCCGACTGAGGCAATGGCCGCTGAGGCCAAAAAGGGCCTCGAATGGCGCAAGGACAATTCCGGCGGAACCGACGTGGGCGTGGCCCGCGCTCGGGACATCATGAATCGCAAGAATCTCAGCCTCGACACCGT